TTCTTTAGTTCACTTTTTCCTAGTTCGATTGCATGGTCGGTTATTCCACCTTTCATGCCTTTACGCATTTTAACCCATGAATTAAAAGCCTTTAAAAGTGGAGTTTCAATTTCTTCAACTTCAACATTTTCTTTTTCTTTTACCTTTTCTTTTACTTCTTCTATTTCTATATCTAATAACCTATTGAATAGACTATCGTATAGGGTATTGTATAGGGTATCTTCATCTATATTGTTTTCTTTAAGACTTTTAAAAATCGGAATGTGCGCAGGAGATTTTTCGCTCAATTTCCCGTTTTGGAAAATGCAGAACCCAACTATAAAAAACTTTCCGTTGTCTAATTTTTTTACGGGCAACTGATTTAAGTCATCTTGTGAAATTTTTTCACCGATATAAGTTGAAGCTATTTTGGCATTAAATGAAAATACACCTGCTCCATCGCATTTACTTTCGCAATACCTTAGTAGTTCTCTGTGTTTGCAGGATAGGTTAATATACCAATCATCCTCAATAAGTTGTGTGTTGAAGAATCGTTTAGCCATTGTAGTGTGTATTTAGCTTTGGAGATAATCGTTTAATCAATTTCTTCTCAAGTTCAATGTAATCATTAGTTTCCTTAAATTTTACATATACATTTAACCCACTACTATACAATACCCTATATGGGTGTTTAGTAGAAGATAATCGCTTACCAATATCCTTACTGCTGCCTATGTAATGAATTGTATTTTTATTATTTTCATAGGAGCAAATACAATAAACTCCAGATATGCCATTCCACCCGAAAGGGCTTATTTCCCATTTAGTCATAAAAAAATACCTGCCCAATGCAAAGGACTACCCGATACGCGGGGGCGCGTAATGGCAATGCAAGGGACAGGTTTTATTTTAAATATCTTCATCGGGTAGTCGTTGCAAATCTAACTATTTATTTAACTTCTCGTAAAGTTTTTCGGCTGCTTTTTTGTTGCCGATTGTCCATTTTGCATACTCCGATAAATGACCGAATCGGTTTTTGAATTTCACCATTTCGGTCTTGACGTTAATGCCTAAGTTTCGGATGTCGCCTATCCTCTGGTGATAGGACATTAGCCCGTTTTTAATGAACGTTAAAGGCGTCTGTTCTTTGTTTAGCAGCAAGAATAGACATAGCTGCACTTGGTTGGTTGGTTGTTTCATTAGTATTTGATTTTAATTTGGTTAAAGTCCTCCTCGATTTTAAAGACGGTTTCATCGTCCAATACCATTAGCTTTTCAAGTATGTTTAGACTTGCGGAAATTCTTTCTTCAGAGTGATTTATATGCTCCTGAAAAGTATCTTTCTTAGTCGGCATAAATACCTTGATATTCTCGATTCCTTTGGCGTAAACTTTACTAAGCCTAGCAAACTCGTTTTTAACGCCAGAAGGTGCTTTAAACTGCGCGAAATAGGCATTTTCCGCATCTAACATCTTAATTAAAAAGGTTTGCCTGTATAAGCTAGCTGTGTAGCGGTTGATTTGTTCTTGGTTCATCTTGTTTGTGTAAAATTAAATTAGTTATTTGGATTTGCAAGTTAAAGAGATAATTGTTCGTTTGGCATTGGTAAAATAATATCCATAGTTGCAGCCCATCGGATAAGTTGTTCAACGACTTCGCTAAATTCAGAGCGCGTTAATCGTGTAGTGCTTTCAAGGTATTCAATAACTTCGCCCGTCTTTTCGATTACTCTTTCGCGCTTTAATAGCTTAAATTTTAGGATGTCGTGCATTTCCTCTTTTTCGTAGCCTAAAGAATCTGAAAGAATAGATACATATAACCACCATAATCTGTTTTGTTGGATACTCCTAACCATTCTCTTTTTCTGCACGATTATCTCAACATCTTTACCCTCGAATCTTTTCACGTCTTTATCGAAGTCTGCCCTGTTGCGGATATACATTACCCCGTCTTTAACATAGCCGTTGAACTCTAGCTTATCCATTACAGCGAATTAAGGAATGTAATATTGAAACGCTCTTTTAGTCCGTTTACAATAGCCTCTGCGGTTGCTTCTTCGTTTAGGTAGTTCATTACCACTTCATCTCTTTCTTCGTCCTGCATGCCTCCTTGTTCGCAAAGTTGCTTAATGGCCTCCGCTTGTGCTTTACTTAGCTTTTCACGTGCTGATTCACTTAGCGCAAAGTGCTGTTCTAATACGTCTAAAGTTCCTTTGGCAGTTAAAATCTTATCGTAAGCCTCCTGAAACTTTGGATGTTTCTCGTCCATTACAGCAACATTATTAGCTTGCCCCATTTCATCTGAAGTATAAAGCCCAGATAAGTCTTGCGGAAAAGCCTTGCGTAAAGCTAAAGCCTCCGCTACCTTTGCAATCATTGTATGTGGCATTGTCTTTTGTAGGTTCATTGGGTTAGGATAGTATTCTTTGAAATACGCCACCCCTACACCCGCCTGATACCTTTGCCCGTTTGGTGAAAATCGGTAAACAGTAACTGTGCATTTAACAGGGAACCCTTTTTCGTCATCTATCCATATAGGTTCGTCTTGTCCTGCATACGTTCCGCTTCTTTCGGCAATAACCCTAAACCCGTCTATTGAGGTTTGGATAGTCATTCTGTTGCTTCGTTTAATAGCGTAGATTTGGCGTGTAATAGGGTCTAACCCTGTCCGTTTGCATTGGTAAAGGAATAGTGCCAATTCATCATTTGTGCAGTCTTTGGCTATCTGTGTTTTAATCAGACTGATTTGGTCTGGTGTGAACTTTAAAAGTTCTGTTGTTGCAAGTTCGCTCATGTTTTTTGTTTTAGATTTATTCAATTTCTTTTCTCGATAATTTATGGTCGCAAAGTTCCGCTGCTAATTCCAATACTTCTTTTCGTTGTTCGTGCTGTAAAATGGTTTTAGCCGTTGTTAGAATCATTGCACGTGCGAACTCTGGAAATATTGAAGCTAAAGGGTAAAGCTTCCATTCGTCATGCTCATATCCTGTGAAGCCGTAAATCTTCAGCAGTTTCCAACATGTGTATCTTTTCCGAGTGCCACCGAACTCTACGAACTCATCGACCTTTTCAGCGAGGTCGAGGTAGAGTTTCTTTCTTTCTTGTGGTGTTTTCCACGCTTTTCGATTTGTTCCCATTAGAAAGGTAAACCGTTTTCGCCTTTCGGTTCTGGCTTTTGTTCTTCGCTTGAATTTTGATTACTCTTAGCAGTTGGTTTCCATGTATCAACTTTTAATACTAAGTTGCCGTCTTTTGATTTTGTAGCTTGTAGCCTTATTTGCTTAACCCCTTTATATTCTGTTGCGTATTGTTTGCCTTCAGAGTTTAACCATTCCTGCAACTCTGATAAGGACAATACAATAGTCCCCAATACAAAGTCTGGTGCATTATCGTGCTTTTTAAATGTGCGTATTCCTTTTGGAAAAATTGTTTCGTTTGCCATGATTATTGGTTTAGTGAATTTACAAATAGTGAAATTGCTTTTGCGAGTTTCTCGCGTTTCTCTTTTGAGTAGGATTTTAGGTTGTGGAATACAGCGATGGAATAAATGTATGGCATTTCTACATTTTCAGTTACCATGTGCATTTCTCCTGATTCGCTGCTTTCTGTTACAACAGTCCACCGCTCAATCTGTTGTTTTGTCGTTTCAAAAACGTTTGTTACTTTTGTTTCCATGTTGTTTTGTTTTAGGCGGTAGCGGTTAATTCCGCTGCCGTTTTTTGTTTATGCAAAGTTAAATTGATTATTGATTTGTGCAAGTGCTAAAAAAACTTTCCTTGACCTAAGCAAAGAATTAACACAGCAAGTAAAATAAACAGCGAATAGATTACGCCTTGAATTATAGGGTGAACTTGGTCGAAGTTCTTGAAAATGTAGATTAGGTATCTCATTGTTTTTAGTTTTCTTGGTTAAAAAATAGTCTCTCAATCCACATCCCAATAGGCTCTTTTACATCGCTATCTATATAGTCAATAAGCATAGTAACATTACCCTTTATTATTTCTATCTTCGTATATTCAAACTCTGGAGGTTCTGGAGGGTATTCCATAGTCCCATGATGACCTCCATAAGAGTTCCCCTCTATTTTCAATATAAGTTCATCATTTATTTTGTGAATAAACCATTCTGTTTTTGTCATACTACTACTATTTTTTTATCGGTTAAACAATCATTGCAAATCTCTTTGTGAAATGTTTCTGGTTCGTCTTTAGCTTTGTCTCCGTTCCATCCCTCAAGTTCGGAAGTATTGGAGTATTCGGCAAGTGTCAATTCCTCCACCATTTCACCGCACCTTTCGCATTTCTTTTTCTTTTTTGCGTCTTGACTTGAGATGTAGTCAATAGCACTTTCGGTAATGTAGCACATGGTTTTTTATTTTGGTTAATCAATATTTTCATTTAGCCCCTCGACTTCATCGCAGTATTGGAGCAGTTTGATAATCTGTTTCTGTTTCGCGAATCCCCTATCGATAATGTTGTTGATAGTGATAGTGTGCATTCCTGTAACCTGTGAGCAGTTAGTAATGTTGCCCATGTCTTGTATGCACTTTTTGAATCGTGCGATTTCTTCTGGTGTGAGTGGTTTGTTCATTTGGTTTAGTTTTTTGTGAACTCTAATTTTAAAGCCATGTGCAAATCATTATTGTTTTGCAATCGAACCCAATTTTTTGATTTTGTAAATTTATAATCACCTTCAAATCCGTGCTTTTTTAAAATAGCTTCTACTTTCTCAACATCATCTCCATTTAATACATCTAAGCAAATGCCTTGTGAAATAAAATACTTCGCCTGTGCCTGTGTAGATGGTAGACATCTACCCAAACTCATAATGAATTTGTAATGGCTTCCTGATTTGTAAGAGTTGCAGTTAAGATTGAACCCGTCTTTTGATAAGTTTAATTCTGTTGCTTTCATTTGTTTGTTTTAGTTGGTTAGTAATTATACTGCAAATGTAAACACACTATTCAACTTTGCAAATATTTCTATAAATAAATTATAGATTTATTGCTAACTGTTTGAAAATCAGGCTATTTATTTTTTAGTAAAGTTTAGCTTTCGGGGAGTTCTTCCTCCTGAATTTCTAAAACACAGTCAAGCCGTAGGAATGGCTCAATGTCCTGTTTCTTTTTGCCTATCTCTAATTTCAAAGATAGAATTTTCTTTATTGCCTCGCTTTGGTTCTTAGCGTAAACTACCAATGTAATATCGTCATGGCCTCCGATTAGATTACCGCTTACTATGTATGTCCACTCAAACATTCCCTCCCTTAATTAAGAGTTCTAACATATAAAGGTAAGTCTTGTTCGATATTTTGAAGAACTTTTTGCAGTCTAAACATTTCATGTGTCGTCTAATTACTCCCATCGCAGTAGCGTCCGTGTGGCTTAGTTGAACATTCTTACTTGCACACTCTGGACAATGCCATTTCTGACCTCCCTTTAATACCGCCATATTCGTATTGTGGTAAATATAAGGCGAAATTGCCATGTAAACGTCCTCTAATAATACAACGTCTTGCTCGCAATAATCTACCATTTTAGCCAACTGCGCTTTATCCTTATGTTCGCAAATGTCTATCCACATTTTCATTCCCTCGTGGTCTAATTTTCGCCCCAATCCTAAAACTTTACCGATGTAGTCTAATTTGTTTGAGGCGAATCTGAAGTATTGCCTTGACTTCTTTAGCGTGTCCAATGTCCGATAAACAGGAAACATTAAATTGCCCGTTAAAATAGCGCGTGTCCTTAGTTCCTTCATGTCGAACTTGTCCCCGTTATGCGCTACTATTTCATCTGCATGCTTTATTACCTGAATGAAGTCTTTAATTAGTTTAGTATCGTCTTGGTTTTTATCCCAAACTAACTTATGCACTTTATCTTCGTATTGCCATTTGTAACAAATGCAAATGATTTTCTTTTCCCGAATGATATTATCGGTGTTTATATTGACTTTCCAAAATTGAAACGTAGGAACTAAATAATAGCTTGTTTCAATATCAAAGAACAACCGCTTTATTTCGCGTCCGTTATCTTTTACCTCCCATCTGTCTAATTGATGTGAGATAGCCCGTCTTAGCTTCTCTATATCGTATTCTGATTCAAATTTCCCTTTATACTCGGCTGCTAAATGTGTTATGTTCTTTTGAACTTCATACCTAGCGCGTATGTATTCTTTCTCACTTTGCGAAAATTTGATTTGTTGCATAGAGTTGTTTTATCCTTGTCTGTTATATGGCTTATTTGATTTGTGCTTATTCTGCTTTTTATTATGCCTACGTAACTTAACCTTTACTCTTTTCTGGTATGTTCCTTTATTCATTTCAAAAATGGTATTTGACTTTTTAAGTAGATTCTAACCGCGACTATTACAATAACAATAAATACCCATAGCAAAGTCCACCACAACGCGCCCTGTTTACGCCATTTCCAAATATCAGCAATCTTTACAGGTTCTACTTTAAAAACGTTTACAGTATCAGTATATCGAATCTTTACAGTATCTCTGATATATAAGGTTTGTTTGTCGAATACTGTTTTTATTTTCCATCTTAGCGAATCCCTCACAACAGTAACACTCACCCCCGAATCCCTGACAATAAACGTGTCCACACTTGCCAAAAAAAAAGTATCAATACTTCTTTCAGGTATTATAACAGTATCAATTTCGTAAACAGTTAATACAGTATCTCTAAATTGTGTTTGTGCTAATTCAGGATGTTTGCCGATTAGCCTGTTTAACTTTTGTTGCGGTGTGCAACTTGCTAAGAAGATTAGCAGTATTGGAATGTATCTCATATTAAAATTCATCTAATAATGTGTATGTAAATTGCGATTTTCCCGACTTAATTAACTTATCCATTACTATCGCAAAGTCATTTGGGTTTGCGAATACTTGACACCCTGCGCTCCATTTCCCAATCAAAACAGACATTACATTTGGATTCGACCTGTGTATATTTATTCCAAAGAAGCCTGTATCTTCTGCGCCCTTTTCACTCTTTAAATTTTTGTTGTTATCTCTCCAAACTGTAACAGGTCTGCATTGTGTTAATGCAGTATAAACGCCTTGATGTTTGCCTATTTGCCATGTGTTAATATACTGATTGGGTTTTAATACTGCCGTTCCTTTAGGGTTTGAAAAATTTTGTAGCCAATGCGCCCCTGCGTTTGTGGTGAAGTTTTCAAAAGTAAATAGCATACCATTGTAAACTAAATAGCAAGTATCATCAAACCTATCTGGTATATCCGTCTTGCTTCTTACCCCGATTAAATGTAATTCAGGATATTGATAATGCAGTTGCTTAAATCTATCTTTCAGTTCGTCCTGTGTGTAAATTTTCATCGGTTATTCTGTTTGGCGGAGGTGTCTGAAAAAAGTATGGAACAGCGCAAGGTTCGTCCTGCAAAAGCGAATTAAGATACGCGTCTAATTCACCGCTATTTATCGCTTGTTGGATGTTGTCTTCAAATGGTATCATTCAACAAATCTAATTATTTTGTCGGCTTATCTAAGTTTCCCTTAACGTGCAATACATCAAAGATTGGTTTCAATATATCTTTGCCTGTTACCACTTTAATATTCTCTCTTACACTCTGTATCTCTGTTACTGCTATAATTGCTACAACAGCCTTAACAATAGGAATGTCGCTTTTGAAATAAACCTGCACGTAATGTGCTATGATTATACCAATAAAATAACTAATAACAGTATAGAACTTCTTAATCATTTTTCGGCTTTGCAGCGTTCCTATTTTTTGCGCCCTAACAACCCCTGTAAAGAAGTCAAGCATTGAAATCACCCCAACAAAAAGAAGAGATTCTTGAATTGGCAAAATGAATGTTACAAGCCCTGCTAAAATGTAAAGCAAATACTTTTGTATGTATATAAACTGCATTGGTTTTATTTTTAGGTGTTGAATAATTCGTGTATGCTAAATTTGTCCATTACAATGATTTAATAAATTCTTCTGCGTTTGAGTTTTCGTCTGCGTTCTCAATATGCGTTTCTACTAATTTACAGCTATTTCTCCACCATGCCATAAGGCTTTGCGCCTCTGCCCCAAATTCTGCGTCTGTTACCCAAATGCTAATTTCGCCAATGGTGAGGTAGTTCTTGGCTTTATACATCTTTTCGAAAAGTAAGTTGTGCAACTCGTTTACTTTTTTTGAGTAAGCTACTATATCGAAAGGAGCAGACTCTATCCATTTTTTACCGTCCCATTTTGGTTGCTCAAACGAGTCTACGTATGGCTTAGCAGTCCAATTTATGGACTTTGGCTTAGTTTCAGTTACTCCTGTATAATTTCCGTCTTTATCAAAAGTGTAGTATTCCATCTATACCTTAATTATGAATTGAAAATTTATCAGTTTAGTGTTTGAGCTTGAAAGTGAAGTTACGGACGTTGTAGAGTTCATTGTATCAAAGGTTAATACATTTGAGCCTACAGTTGAATTTAACCTATTGGTAGATACTGTCCCATTGTTATTTCCGTAGTTACTAAATAAAATTCTTTCAGAAATTGTATGTGCTATTGTAATTGATGTTGTCGCTGAGTTAGAAGTTCCGCCTACGTAAATGTCATAGAATACGTAATTACCAATCTGAATATACTGCACCCGTTTGTCTGAAAACGAACTCCAACCAACTATCGTTGTTATAGCAGAGTAATCTACCCAAGTAAAAAGTGTTGATTTTATCTGCGCCCATGTGCGTGTCCCTAATACTCCGCTTTTGCCAATCAGAATAGTATCAGCGTCTACTACTGCCGAGCCATGCGCCCCTACCCATGTTGATAGGGTGTTTTTTATCCAAGAAGTAATTCCGTTAAGTGTAGGGAAAAGAGTAGTGGATGTTTCGTTACCTGCAACTGTGCCTGTTTTATTAGCTGTATTTTCAGGGGTATAACCTAATGCAGTAATTACATTCGTAATGAATCCTTGTGAGTTTACCCATGCTTGTGTAGCATAACCTGCCAGAGCTGCCGATATAGCATTAGATACATCAATAGCCGTAGTGAAGTTTATAGACACCCAATCGTAAACAGATTTTACAGTTGGGTATTTGGTGTTGCTGTTTTTGTCTAAAAGAACATTTGTAGATTTATTACTAACGCTTTCGGGCGTATATCCAAGTGCATTTGTTACATCCGTAGATGTTATATCATCCGCGCTTACAATCGGATTTAATGGGTCTGAATCGTCTACTGAAATATTGTTACCTGCAACAACACTTTGAATACCACCGCCATCTGTAACCGTAAGAAATTCGCCCTTTTCGTTTAGGTATTTAGATTCATCCCCATTTGGTGAAATTCCCAAACATTCATCCACCTTTTCGCAAAAAGTAGCGGAAGGGTTTTCTATTGTATCATTAAGAGTTACTGTTACGCTAATATCATTTGTCGATGTTGCTTCAACTTCATTTGTCCCTAACGTAACTACCGCGTCAATTATCATACTGAAACTTTAATTGTGCCTAGTTCAATAGCTGAAACGATAGACCTTTTAACGTTATCTTCAAAATTAGAGTTAGTAATATCAACTGTTACTTCAGCGAATAATTTCCCATCCGTAACGGCTGTTAGGCTGCTTCTGTTTACGTAAACATTCGCCCTTCCGTCAATAGCTGAAATAATTACAACCTCTAAATCTGCAAGTGAATAAGAAGCCAAAATATTCTGCTTCTTTTGGTAAATTTCAACTGTAATATTGTCGGATGTATCTAAGTCGATAGGGTTACCGCTAACATCGTTTATAGTTAGTTGAATAGTCAAGTCTGAACCTGTTTGAATTATAGCCATTGTGAATTGTTTTTATCGTTGCAGATTCTTTTTCTTTTGCCGTTTTGCCCCCAAATTCGCACACCTTGATTTAGTTCTTTCGTGTCCGTTGAATCGTATTGATAAGTAACCCCGTCAAACGTATTTGCAGCGTCTTTAAAAGCCTTTGTAAGTCTTGCCAAGAATATATCTTTCTTACCTGAAATGTCTGCTAATAACTCTCCTTTGCGTTTGTCCGTTAGTTCCTGTGAAGTGTCTTCAGTATTTTGTCGCGATCCGTATTGGGTAATGTTTGCACCATGCCACAAAAGGAATCTGTAATACGCGCAACACATAAAAAACGGCTTCACATAATCAGTCCAAAAACTCATTAAAGCTATTTCTTGCCAATCGGCATTATCAGAAGCAGGTAAAGAACCTGTGCTATTTTCTAAAGCCACATAATAAACTCCGTCATAGTTTACCTTATCACCTACCACATACGCCTTAGACGCTTTCCATTGTATCGGGTTAATGAGTAGAACGTCTTTTATATCGTTCAACATTTCATCGGGTAACGTAGTCAATACGTCAAAGTCAAAAGAATCATTTATTGCAATGTCTAAATCCTTTGTCGGGATATTTTCGGTTATTTTAAACCGCCCCTTAAAATCTTCGACTGAAAGCCATTTAAAGTTTATCATGGTGCAGGGTTTAAAGGTTTATATCCATAAAGTGCGCGTCTTTCGTCTTGTGTTAAGTCGTTCATCATTATACTTTCAGGAATGTATGAAATAGGGTTAAACTTCGTGAGTGTCCAATCTAGTTGAGGGAATACTTGTTTCAAAGCGCGTTCTATCATTCGTTGGATTCCGTTCACGTTGTTATTTAATTCAAGCGAAGCATTCGCCATTGATTGGGTATTGCCTAAAATAGCAGCGTCTGAAAAGCCTACTAAAACAGGGTGAACTCCAAATGCCCTACATACAGCCCTATCAATTACGTCTCGCTTAGTATTAGAACTATCAATAATAACTTTTGAATCGAACGTTTGTAGAACAGGTATTTCATCTTTTGTCTTCGCCTCAAATACCATTAACCCACCTTCGCCCGTTTCACCATTTGCTGAATTATGCCCTGTAAAATAATCTAATGTTTCATTTAGATAATCTCTTTGTGTCTTTCCTCTTTCGTCTTTTACCTTGTCATCTGTTACCCCTATTAAAGTCAAAATAGCACCAACCTTAAATCCGTTAATTAGCATATTAAGGTCAAATTGCTGAATGCGTGAACTTGTTCTTACATCCTCCACCCCTGCGTAATAGTCAGGGACAGGATACGCAGGATTGTCTGGAGTTTCTTCGTAAACATAAAACACCTCTCCTTTGTTTTGGTATTCGTTTATCTGAATCGATAAATCTTGAGGGGTAATCTGTGAACCTTTGAAAGCAGGGTAATAATCTCCTTTTTCTTTTTTATAGTCCTTAGTGCCGTATGTGGGGTTCACTAAAAAATCGCCCTTTAAAGTTTTACGTATCGTCTGAAAAGGAATATGTTTTGCGCTTACTACTTTTCCCGTTCTATCTCTACCTATCAATAAAGCAAAACCTTTGAAATATGCACAGTCATAAGCAATAGACTGTAACAATTCATCTGAAGTATCTTTTAAATTAGGCTTAAATGCACGGGTAGCTTCGTTAGCAAACCCATCGGCACTAATGTAATTGGTAACCTTGTTTACACACCTTTTTGCAACGCCACTTTCGTTTATGTATCGTATTAAGTTATTCGGTAAAAGATTATCGTAACCGTAACGGTAGATGTTCTGTGAGTTGTCCTTTAACTCTGGCACGAAAAGATTCGTGAATCTCTTAAATGTTATCATCTTAAATGTGGATACACCACCATTTTTTCAGCGCGCACGCTGTAACCGTCTAAATGCTTAACCAATTTCTCCCTTGCAATGAAACACTTTGAAACACTTTGGATCTCCATATAATGCCCATCGCATGGCTTTTCTTCTTTCGTTAGTAGTTCAATTAGCGTATCGTAAAAATTACTATTCACAACATACGCAAAAGCACCGCTAACCCTTTTCACTCGTTCTACTTTATCCGAATACTTCTCACTACGATAAGGAGGCGAACCGCTTAAGTAGAACATATTCCACTCCTTTAACTCTGATAAGCATTCATCTAATCTATTCGCAAAATCTTCAACTAAAGTAACATCGTCCTCTAAGATTAAAACGCATTCTAACCCTTCCGACTTTGCATCTTTAATCGCTTTTAAATGCGACCTCAAACAAGCTATACTATTCCAAACAACGTTTTCGTTGGCAACTCCTATTTTGAATTTGCCTTTGGCCGTCCTCTCTTCTTTGGAGAACTCTCTACCGTCAATTCCTCTGATTCGTTTGAACTCGATTCTTTCTCGCTCACATTCTCTTGTGATTCTTTCAAGTCTGTCGCTGCTTCTGTCAAGATTGATAACGTAGGTTCTCCACTTTTTTTTTCAACTAACTTAACCTTAACCTCACCAACCTTTTCTATTAAATGACCTCTGCCATTGTCAATTAAAAGTTGAGCGTTAGAATCAGTTAGATTACTTTCGTCTATCAAATGCCTTACACCTCCGACTTTCAAATAAATCTTCTTCCCTTTCTCTTTTACTTTGTATGCACCTTGCATTGTTTGTTTTTTAGTGAACTTAATCAGTCGGCCTACCGCTTCATTGTAACAGTTACCGCAATCTTTTCTTATCGTTTTCCCAAAGGCCTCAAAATAGACGGCTCTGATTTTTACTTCAGAACCGCTATTTATAGCCTCTCGGATTTTATGCGCTAATTCCATCCAAGTATGTTATCGAAGTCGCAAGACTGCCACCATTCAAGAACAAGTAAGGAAGTTTTCTTTGTTCACCGCTCAAAGTAAGAGTGAATGAAGTTTTATCTTGCAAGTTTACACCTGTTCCACCTGAACCTGCGCTAGCATTTAACCCCTCATCAATTCCGAAGATTTCAATTTGCCCTGCGTCCGTTTGCGTAACTACGAAAACATCATCAGCGTTAATCAAAGCCTCTAGGTTTTCTCTGTCCTCTGGGGTGAAGTGAAACACCTCTAAATTGAAAGAAGTATTAAACGTGTTTACGTTCTCCCCTGCGGTTAATTCATACGTCCCAGAGTTCTTAGATTTCTTACCGCTAAATACTTTCAGCGTATAATCGTTACCTGAAGCGTCCGTGTCCATTGTAATTGTATCTACAAAGCCATCTACGTCCGTAGTGTAGCCTGTAACCTGCGATAATTGTCCAATCCAGACGCGCTTATTCGCACCTCCGACTTTGTTTAAGGCATCGCAACTCGCCTCAATTCCGTTTATTAAATCTATACAAGCCATTGTTTTTTATTTTAAAGGTTAAAGGGCGGCTATTACACCGCCCTCTTTAATTTAGAATCCTGCGATTACGTTCAAATCTCCGTAGCCGTATTCGTAAGCCAACAAAGCAGAACCTGCGATACGATATACGTCATCGTCTTGAGAATACCATGCAGCTTGCTCCATAAATCCTGTTCCATCAAGAAGAATCTTGTGGTTAGAACCAACAGTCAATATTACTCGGTAAGGGTCTATTACGTTGTCTGAAGCGTCTAAGAAGTCAGATTCAAGTCTTTCGTCTACGATACCCAAAACAACAATAGGAATACCCTTGAAGTTGCTTGCTGTCATTCCATCGGTTACGTATTGCGTTTGAACCGCACCTGCTGTGTTTTGAGTTGTAACCTCAAGATAGTTTAGGTAAGCGTCATAAACGCTTTCAGTCCATATCCATACTTTCTCATTTTTAGCCAAACGCTTTAATTGACGGCTCTGCGCGTTAAATACCGCGTTCATTGTGGTGAAGAAGTTTGTAGTGTTCAAACTTGAAGCGGTCAAAGCACCTGCGTCTACTGTTCCATCGTTTGCTACTACACCTGCCGCAAGTTTGGTATACATACCATCCATGATAGAGTAGTAAGCGTCTGAAATAGACTCATCTCCCAAAGTAACAAAAGACAACATATCGCGGTTAAACGAATATTGTTGTTGGGTTAAAAGGAAGTCTACAATTTCAGGGGTTAATTCACCTCTACGGAAACCGTCAGGAAGTCCGTTAGCAAAGATTGTGTTCACAATCTCATCGTAGCATTGCTCGATTGCAGCGGAAACTTCAACAGGAGTGATAGTCTTTTTAGTGAAAGCTACACCTGTTTTATAGTCCCATCCACAAGTAACCTTTTTAACGGTTGCTTTGTCTAGGTTGTTGTTAAAGTAAAGTTCGCGGTTCTTATACTTTCCGACTAAAATGTCGAAAGGTAGCGCGTTCACTTTCAGGTCTTCCAAAAGTGGTTTTAAATACAGGTCGAATTGCTCGGTTGCCTGTGCTGGTATTGATGTGATTACGTTTGCCATGATTATTTCTTTTTGTTTTTTCTTAATTCTAAAGTTTGTGTGATAAGGTTTGGTTTAGGTTCATTGCCTTTGAAGTTTTGGAACTCTGGCTTAATGTTACCCTCACCCGTTACAAATTGCGCTTTAAAGTTTTGAAACTCCGTTGCAATTTCTTCAACTGCCGTTTTCGCTTCCGCTACTTGTGCCGTCAAAGTTTCTTTTTCGTTTGTAGAGTTAGTCAATGCCAATTCCTTTTCCGCTAACTTCGCTTTTAGTTCAGCGATTTCAGCATTAAGTTCAGCGTTTGCGTCCGCAGACGGCTCTACGATTTCAGAAACAACACCTCCTACTACAACGATTGTATTTGCGTCTGTTGGATATTCTCCGTCAGGTGCAACTACTGTCATTGCTTCGTCAGTGAAAACAGGTGCGCCAACAGTTACCATATCACCCTCAAAAAAGAGAGTAACATCGCCACTTTCGAGCATTCCGTTTTTAAATTGCTTTTTGAATAGGTTTTGAATCTTCTTTAAAAGATTCCCCTCGAATGAATCGAGTTCTTTTTTAATGTCCATTGTATTGGGTTTAGTTAGTGAATTATTTACGAATGCCATTACAGCGTAATGTTTTTGATTAGTTACAGGTGTTCCGATGATTTCATCTACAAAGCCCCAATCAACCGCCTCTGAAGAACTAAAAGAAGTTTGAGCGTTCATCTTTTCCTTAATATCGTCCTTAGATTTGCCGTTTGTATTTTGAACGTAGAAGTTAAGAATCTTATCTTCTGCTTTTTTCAAGTCCTCCGCTAATCTTTGCGCGTCTTTCGACTCCATTGGTTCAGGAGATTGTGGTGTCCAATAAGGATTGTGAATGAAAAACTCTGTATTAGCGTGAACTTTGCGTGAACCCTTTTTACCTGCTTGAAAAATTACTGTTGCTATACTTCCAACCATTCCCTCACCAACAGTATTAACCTTTTGAGGGAGTGCCATTAAGAAGTCGTAAATAGCAAAACCCTCTGTAACGTCTCCACCACCGCTATTTATGTGGATAGTCAAATCTTCCTCTGAAGTTCCGATTTGTTCGCGCAAAGATTTCAGCGAAAAGCCATCGCTGAAAAAGTCTGCCTTACCGATATACCCGTCTATGTAAATATCCATATCACAAAAAAGGGTATTATTTAAAGGCGTATTGCTTATTTGATTAGGATTTGATTTAATTATTTATATTTGCTTAAAATTACAGCATGAAAAACATCGGAACAAAAATTACAGGCGTTTTAATTTATCTTTTAATCGGTTACGTTGCGCTTTGCTTTGCAGCGTGGAATATAGATTTTCGTGAATGGCATTGGTTGTTAAGAATCATTTTGATTTCACTTGCATACGTGCCGTTTAATAAACAACAATTCGCCAAGATATGAGTGATAAAAAACCAAAGGGAGCGTCAAAGGTTTATCAGTCTACATTGTGGGGAACGCTACGCAAAGAAGTAGATTTATACATAGCGGAAAATCAACTGAAAGAAGCAGACGGAATCCGCGACATTTTACGCGCAGGAATCGAAAGAAAAAACCATCCATTTTTTAAAGGCAAAACATTATGACAGCAAAAGAAAAAGCTAAAGAGTTGGTAGATAAATATCTTTCTACTACTTACACGCCATGCGAAAATGAAATATTTTGCAAACAAAAGCAATGCAAATACGATAATAGGGTAGTATGTTTTGTGAATATAAAAGTAGCCAAACAATGCGCGTTAATAGCGGTTGAGGAGATAATAAAGCAGCTTCACAAAGTTGATACAGGGTATAATATGATTAAGCATATTGAGTATCAAAATGAAGTCAAACAAGAAATAGAAAAGCTATGAACTATTCCTTAATCGTTACTTCCTGTAATCGGTTTGACTTGCTTAAAAGAACTTTAGATAGTTTCTTTAGGTTTTGTGATGTGTTACCTATGCAGGTAATTATATCAGACGATAGTGGAGAAACCTTGCCTTTATTCGCTAATCAATACCATCCTAACACTGTTAATCTTTACAGCAATAAACAAGGGCAAATACAGTCTATTGATAATTGCATAGCGCACGTTAGCGAATATTATTTTTTCCACCTTGAGGACGATTGGGAGTTTTATCGGTCTGGGTTTATTTCTGAATCTTTTAACGTGCTAAAGGATAGAAACATAATCAATCATTGGTTAAGAGAAAGAACGGATACCAACGGACACCCGATAAAAGGAGACTATCTAATTCACAACTATAAAAATGTTTGGCATGGCTTCACCTTTAACCCTACATTGAAAAGAATGGACGATTACCGCGCAATAGGTTCTTATGGCCTTTACGGAGATAATAAATTCAGGGCATGGGAAAACGAATCTGCAATCGGAACTATTTACAAAAACAAGGGCTTTATAGCTTCAATCGCTAAACAAGGATATGTTAAGCATATTGGAGTTAACAGGCACGTAAAACAAGGTATATGATACTACACGACTTAGGAATCCTACACGGAACGGATAAGGCAACTTATCATAACTTCTGTAACTTCTACGAAAGCAAATTAAAAGACGTTGAGATAAAATCGGTCTTAGAAATAGGAGTTAAAAACGGAGCGTCTTTGAAGATGTGGCGCGACTTCTATCCGAATGCGAAAGTTTACGGAGTAGATATAAACAAACCTTTAGGCATAAAAGGGGTTGCTGAAATAAAGGCAGACGCGTCTAAACCTATCGAGCAGCTTTACGGCAAAACATTTGACTTGATTATAGATGACGGTTCACATCTTTGCAGCCACCAAATCGCTACCTATCAAAACTTAATCGGACGTTGTAATAAGTTTTACATTGTTGAGGACTTGCACACTTCATTTATTCAATCCTATCAAGACTGTGAAATAGACGCTTACAGTTGGTTTATTAAGAACACGAATATTGAAATATTCCAAAAGGATAAAGGAGTATGGCATGATTCGGTAACAGGAATAATTAAACTATGAAATACACAATCTGCACTCGTTCACGTAGTAACGAACTATACAATCTAGCTTCTTCTTTTTGGGGTGAAAACCTTACTAAAAGATACGTGAACTATAACAACTACGAAGACGCGCTTTATTACCTGTTGGATATTTTAAACGAACCTACTGAATACGTGGTGAATATTGATGAAGATTGTTTTATTCACAAGTTTAGTGAAGTCGAAAAGCTAATTGAAGTAATGGAGCGCGAATCGTATGCTTATTGTGGTATGCCTGATACCCAAAGCAACTCACTTCACAGAAACAATTCACCAATCGTTCACAATCCTTTCTTTAACATCTTCGATACTAAGCAATGTTTACAGGTAGTCAATAGCATTAAGTTAAACCCATCTGATAGAATTGACGGCTGCCAAATGCACGAACCTTTTAACTGTTTATTTAAGGCTTTATCGGATAACCTTTCTAAGCTAAATTTAAAAGGGTTTGAGCATGAGGACGGCATATCTACTAACCTAAACAACTTCGCTTTGCATTCGTGGTATTCCAGAGAATTTGAGGGGGAACATAGACAAAGAATTTTAAGACTTTACAATGAAGCTAACAATCTGCGTTCCATATCGTAACCGCAAAGAACATTTAGATTTCTTTATTCCGTATATGAAAGAATATCTAAAAGGTATAGAGCATGAAATACTTGTAGTTGAACAAGCCGACAATGAACCTTTTAATCGTGGGTTACTTTCTAACATAGGCTTCACTCACTCCAAAGGCGAATTGTTTTGCATTCACGATGTGGATATGATACCAGACAAAGTAGTTTATGAAACACAAGCAGACGTTATCCATTTGGCTTCACAGGCAAGCCAATTCAATTACGCTATGCCTTATCCTAATTATTTCGGAGGGGTTACATTGTTTAGACGTGAAGCGTTCCAAAAGATAAACGGGTTCTGTAATCTGTATAAAGGTTGGGGAGCTGAAGATGATGACCTTTTAAACAGGTGCGACTTTCATAATCTAACTATCTCAAGAAGCGAACAAGGCACATTTAAATCGCTTCCACACGTTAAGGCAACTGAAATAAGGGCGAACATACCTAACCTACGAAAGAACCGCGAGACGCTCTCTAAGTGGCAAAAGTATTTAGATAGCGGACTTAAAGATTGTAAAGGGTTGGTGAAGTATAATATTACAACTCTGATACCTTAACACTCCTATCCTTTGAAGTTTGCACCTTTTCAAATTCTGTAACAGATACCATTGGAGTAGGTAAACTTTCAACTATATTCTTAGCGAACATATTCAAAGTTGCCATAGTGTTAGCTTCGCTGCTTGTTTGCCTTATTCCAAATCCTCCGTCTGTAATCGCGCCTCCCTCCGCTGCATAGCTTACAGGCGAATCAGTCCACGCTCTGCCACCGAACGCCATGTTCAAACCTCCTAAAGCGTCTATGTGTCTTGAGGCGGTTTTCTTTAGAACAAACAATTTCTCACCTGCTTCTACGTTTGCAACTTTCCTACCACCCACATAAACATCTTCACCACCTTGAGCGTGCGATTTACCACCAATATCAATACCACCACCCTCCGCGAATTGTGGTGCAGGAGGTTGTTGTTTAGCAATTAACGCTATTTGCGCCCCTCCAAATGCAGCAGCAGCAGCAGCGAAGATAGCACCTAACACTAAACCGAACGGGCCGCCTGCCTGTAACCCTGAATTAAACGCATTAAGTGAAGCCTGTAACGTTCCTATAACCGCTTGCGTAATGTTTAACGCCTTAGTTTCTTTAAACGCCTTAACCTTTAAATCGTAAGCCTCCCTATTGTATTGAGTTTCACTAATTACCCCCTCTCTAAATTGCCGTTCTAAAGCGTCTATATTTTGTTGGGTGAAGTCATTAACTAACTGCGCTGCTTGGCCAAGTGAATCGGTAATAAACGAAGTTAGCGTGTTAATCATTTTCAGGTCATTATCCGCTTGCGCTTGCGCTGCTCTGTCGGCCTCCGCAATCAAATCTTCATTTAGCTTTCTTCTTTGTTCTGCTATTTGCTCATTAGCATACAAATCAGACGCAATTCTTTTTTCAGCATACTTAGATTCTATCTCTGAAATTTCCCTTAACTTCAAATCAGTAATCTGAATTTCAGTTAAACCTGCGCTTCTTAAATCTTCTATTCTACTTTCAAAAGCTAATTCATAAAGCGAAAGTTCTTTTTGTAAACCTTGCTGCAAAGATTCTATTCTTAGCTTTTCAAGTCGCGCATTTTCGGAAGCTAACTTTTCAAGCCTTGACTGTTCCGCGTCATATCTTGCTTTTCTATTTGCTTCTACCTTTGCTTCTTCTTGGTCTATTGAATCTAATAAAGCATTTCTGCGTATCGTTATTTTCTCCTGAAGATTCGCGCTTTCTCTTTCTAAGTTTATTCTTTCAATAGCTGCTTTGTATGCTTTCTCTTTAGCTTCGTCATCCTTTAATCCTTGCACAATTACACGGCCTAATTCTTTAGTTGCTATTTCTTCGCGCTGCCTTGCAAGTTCTAAATTTCTTTGTAGATTCTTTTCCTCTATCTTACTTGCTTCATCTAATACAGCGATTCTTTCTCTTTCGCTTTTCGTCCTATCTCTTGACTTTAAAAGAAGTTCATCTACCTGCTTATTAGCCTCTGCATTTTGAACATTTAGAATTAACTGCGCGTCCTCAATATCTCTTAATGCTTGGCTAAGTTTAACCCCCTCGTCATAAGCATTACTTAACCCATCACCCAATCCGTTAAAAGCGTCCGATAAACTAAGTGTCCCGTTTATTACTTGGTTTATTATACCATACATATAATCAAACGCAATATTTACACCGCTCATTCCATCTTCAACAGCGTCTAAAACTGAATCGAACTTTGAGAACACAGAAACAACCCCCTGAATTATTGGGACAATAGCGAATATTAAACTTGAAGCAAGAACCGAATTTAAACCAGACACGCCTCCACCTGCTTCTTTGAAACCTAACCCCATATTTTTAAGAGGGTCAATAACGCTGCCAACGTTTTTACCAAACAAATTTAAACTCTTAAATGCGTCCCCTATTGATTCCGAATAATTCCCAACGTTCCTACGTGTATCTCCTACTGCTTTCTCTTGCTCCTTTAAAGTATCGCTTAACTTTTTCATGGAGGGTATTAGCTTATCTCTAGTTTGCTTATCAGCCCTCACATATTCAGCGTATAAAGCATTATAAAGTTTACGATTCTTTTCTATTGAGTTGTTGTTGAAGTCCGTTGCTTCGCTCAAATCAATTACGCCACCTGTAAATGCTTGTGTGGCCTGTGTAGTTCTTAGCAGTTGCCCCTCTAAAGACTTTTGTTCTTTAGTCGCTGCTTTTACTTGTGCCTCCGCAATCTTAACTTCTTTGGAGTTTTGCCCGTAAACCTCCGTTAATTCTTCTAACGAGTTCTTATATTGGTCTACTGTTGCTTGTGCTTCAAGTATTGAGGCTGCTAAACCTTTAACGTCCACCTCTAATATTACTTTCTCTGCCATCTTAAAAAAGTTTTACCAACTCGACCTGAGTTGAATTATATGAATTTGGTTCGTATGCCTTGACCTGTGAAATATAAAACCATGCACCGAAATATTGAATGTACACAGGCACGCTAAAATCTAATTGGTTAATATCTGAAGCGTTTAACCGCAAATCTAAAGTCAATATCTTAGTCCTGTCTAACACGTCTATAAAAGCCTCGTAATACCTTAAAAGGTTATTTTCAAACCCTAAGTTGAAAGTCTCTGAACTTATGAAATAAGGCAAAGGAATGTCCGTTGTTACTGTTACGGGTGTGCTACCATCGGTATAATCAAAAGGAATATCTACAAACTTCACTACTAACACCCTTTGTTCAACTTCGTCTTTTTGTTCGTCCGAACCTCCTACACCGCTCCACATTTTAATCTGGGGTATAGTTTGACCATTTAACCGCGTAACCATTTCAGACGCTGCAAAGTCAAGTTTAACCATGTCGCCCAATCCGTCTAAGTTTTCATCATCTATCAAAATAACCCCGTCCGTTCCATTGGGTTTGGTAACTGTGTCGTCTGCTTTGTAGGTTAGGTTATTGATTTGTGAATAGTCAAATGCAAACTTCTTTTCGTCTACTTTTGTCAAGTCTAGTTTGTCGCTCCAATCTTTGCCGTTATGAATGTTCTTCACAATATCCGAAAAAGGAAATAATGTAACTGTTTTTTCGTATTCGTCCACACTAATCAGACCGCAAAACATTTTAAGGTAATTAGAAAATAGTTGCGACTGTTTCCAATCGGGGAGTAATGATGACGGAGTAGTGAATGCCTGTATATCTGTGCTATATTCTAAACCCTCATTAAACGTGTCTAAAACTACATTCGTAATCTCTAAAGTAATTGTATTTATTTCTAAAGCACCAGGCGAAAGGTTTGATCCGTTTTGCCCTATTGCAGTTGAAAGTATATATAACGCGCTTTGATTTGTTGCATATCCTAATTGCTTAGTAAAATTAAATTCTACGTCAATAGTTGCCCCGTTTGAAATATTGAAATTGAAATCGTCAAGCGTAAGCGATAATGCTTTTAATGTTCCTGTTACATCGATACCAGATACGTTTGTAATATTCGCGCTCATCTTAATATCGCACGTTATGCCGTCTAAGAATTGAAGCCCGTATGTAACACCATTATCTATAAACCCTAATCCTACGCCCTGAAAATAATTATAGTCATAATTGGTAACTGAATCTATCTTTACAAAATCAGGTGAAGCAGTTGAACCGCTATAATTTAGCACACTTGAATAAAATAACCCCTCATATCTCCCCATATCCTTATTCCTTTGAAACTTCACGCTTGAGTATGGTATGCAAAGTTTATCCGTAGGATATAATGGTAAGTTAGGTATGTTGTTTATTAAAGTATAACCCTCCGCTTCGCATATCCTTTGCAGCATATCTTCGTAATACATAGCAGGATAAAGATATTGCACGTAAGCGGTAGCGGAAACATTACCCATGTAAAGGTTCGGACTGTCCGCAAAGTTGTCAATGATAGGATATAAATAGCCGTCCGTTCTACTTCGCCCGTCCTTAATGTTATTGAACGTCCTGTAATGGTCTAAATCTTTTAGGTCTAAATCAATTAGCTTCTTAGCCTTTATCAAGTCAAAGAATGAAACGTTTTCACCATACACCCTAACATTGTATGTGTCGTTAATGCTTTCCAAAGAAGCGAATAGAATCTTCTGGTCTATTCCATCCGTAAAAAGCCTTGCCTTTATTCGTCTGTAAGGTTTGACAGACTGTGAAGCTAAGTCATCTAAATTCTCAAAAAACAATCTATTCTTTGCCGTCTTTGGTAATTCGATTTGTGCCGACCTTGCACCGCTTCTGTTTTCAATATCTCCTATCTTAGCAATAGAATAATTTATCTGAATGCTCGCACTCGATAAATCTATTTCAGTATCGTTTAAGAATAGCTGCGTCATCCTGTCTGAATCGTTACTTCTTGAGCGTAAACAATATTTACCGAAGCGTCAAATATCCTTTCGCCTGTTTTCCGTTTAGTGTAGTCTCCGTCCTCTAAAAATATCGGTATTAACTCCGTTTGATTCGGGTCTGAAGTGTCCACTTTGTAAGCCTGAATAGAATACTTTAAACTTTCTAACAAGTCCAATGCTTCTTGTTGAATGTCCCCTGTTGTTAATAGTTCGGCTTTGTAAACTTTAGACCTGTCAAAGTATCGTTTCACAAAGTCTGAATTGATATAGCTTTTGCCGTCTGGTATTTGAACTTTGTATTCAGTCTTTCCTGTGAAGTAAAAGTAAGACCATCCACCCTCACGATTAAGCCATGTTAAAAGCGTTTCGTTACAATCGCGCACGTTTATTTCTGTGTTGCATTCTTGCATGATTAACTCGACAATATATTCATCAGTAGTTCCGTCTGTGTTGTTAGCCGTCCAACTGAATCTATATCTTGTATCGGTTTCGCTTGGAGGCGTCATAAGCCAAAAAGTATCGAAAGCAGGATAGTCATTTACTTGGGTAAACCAAACGGGTTCTGTTGTGTATGTTCCATCGGGTAATAGTTGCCCGTTAAACGTGAACGAATCCACAATAGTCTTAAACATACCTGTTTCAAAGTTGCCCAATACTACGCTAGTATCGCACCGATAATATGTTTTGTAGATTATCATTAGTAAGTTAATACTGTATAGGTTACCCAAACTGTTAGAGTGCCGTCCCCTGTTGTTAATGCTGCTGTTGCGCTTAATTCAATCCCTGCATTGTCAATCATTGCGTTAGAACTTGAACCTGTTGAACAAGACAATATACCGCTTTTATTCGATGTTCTTAGATAGTTGTTGTTCATTGTGGTGTATGCGTTTGTAGTTCCACCAACATTTCTAATTATCACATTACCGCCTGCGTAATCTGCACTCACAAATGTAAACCGATAAGCCATTGAAATAGGCACGAGCGCGAACCCTGCGCCAATAGCAGGCGCAACGGCAATAGGTGTAGAATCTAACGCAAGCAAATCAGCACTCGTTAAATCTATCTTAACTACTAAAGGTGTAGATAAATCTTGACCTATTCCAAACCATGCCGAACCGTTCCAATATTCATAACGCGCAACGTCTGTATTGAATATAATTAGCCCCGTTGTTGGGGTTAATGCGTTCCTTTGAACTGTTGTCAGCTGCGAAAATATATCTTCGTAGCTGTCAATAATGTCATCAAGGATAACCTGTTGCGGTGCGCTAAACGTAGAACCCGCTACGTCCGTTTGTAATTGCGATTTAGATTTAACTGCCATTTCTTATTTGAATTATATTGGTGATGTAATCGTATGTATTTATGTCCTTATTAAAAAGTTCTGGTTTAGTCAAAGGTTGCATTGGGTGTTGAGTATCTACAAATAATCTATTTAGTTCTTGTGTAGTCCTTGCTGAATTAGCGACAAACATTACCAACTCCAAACACCCATCGCAAATCAATTCGACCTTTTGAAAGTTCTCGATTAGATAATCAGAAGTTGCACTTTTAGCGTAGTTCGCTTCGTAAGTAGGAACATCCATTACTGATTTCAAATAACCACTTACATCGAATGTTATTAAGCCGTCTATTCCAGATTCAGGTTTGAACTCCGCAACTAATTCACGGGGTTGCACATCGTATAAGTCCAATGAACCACTAGGGTAAAGAGGCAGAATAAGTTCACCATCTCGATAACCTTTGTAGATTTGAATAGTCGGAAGTGTAACAAAGCCGACATTATCGTTATACATGGCCGTTGTGTAGGATGTTTCGGTAACGAACTGAATTGAACTTACCACTTCACGAATAACATGGTAACCTTTGTAAGTTCCTGAATAGATAAAAAGCCTGTCCCCAACAACGGGAACATAAGAACCCCATGTTGAAGTCATTACTATCCCTAAGTAACCACTAGCGTCATATCCACCAAATGCCATTTGAGTAGGCAAACCAAAAGTAAATTCATTCTTTCGGTGTGCGCTTACCCATCGTGCAGGCCTATTCCTTAATGCGTGGTATCTACTCATCTTAATTCAATACCGACTAACTCGGCTTTAAATGCGTTTAAAATCTCATTACTTAACCTGTCCTTTGATTCGATTACTAAGTCATCTGTGATAATGTCGGAAAGCAAATCAGAACCGCCTTGCTGAAAGATAGTTGTTCCCTTTTCACCTATCTTTCGTTGGATAAGGAACGCTAAAGAATCTTTGCTTATTCCATCGGGTTCAATTCCTTTTTCGTCTATCCATTTGCGTATAACGTCCTTTGGAGGTCGCTTGCCGTTTGCGCGTCCTTTGACTAGGTAATCAATATAATCATTCGCCCATACTTGCAACTTTTCCCCATTGATAACATCGTAACGAATAGAATCATGCAACTTACCAGAAGCATTAACCGCTCCAAACTTTGTTACACGCTTAGTCAATACAGCTTGTTTGAGTTCATCTACTACCCTTTGCCCTATCTCATTAAGGATTAACTCTGTGCTAATTAACATGGGTTAGTAGTTGTTTGAAGTCTGAATGTCAAAAAGTATCCTGAAGTAGTTGCGCTCAATACCCGATAATTCGGTTCGGTTCTTACGTTGCTAACTTGCACCCCGTCTGCGTTGAAAATGGCCGTAACAAATCTACGTGAAAGAATATCCATTTCAGATATAATGCCCTCACGTTCTTCATTGTTTGAATCTTGCGTGTCCTGTTGCAAGAAAAGCATTTGGATAGAGTAAGTTTCTGAATAGTTGTTATCTAGGTTCACATCGCCTGTAAACGGCAAAAGGTGTATTTGAGGGAACGGCTTATCATTCTCTAATGAAAAGTCCGACCTCCTGCCATGAGTGAAAAGCCCCGTTGGGTTTATCTCGTTTGCAATATCTCTAATTACGTTCACTACTGCGATATAACTCATACGCGCAATAATAAACATTTTTAAAGGAAAAGAATAGCTTTTTTAATCTAGTCTTTTATTGTTAATTCTTCGCCTGTTAAAGCGAAGTAAAGGTTTTGAAGTTGGTGAACGTATTTGAGTGGGGTATTATGGGAATTTGAATCGGAGACTAATTCTAAAAAAATACCATCATCATAATGCCACAGATATATAAAACCTTTTGCGTATCCAATTCCTTTCTCATCAAACCCAAACTTCAAAAGCCATTCTTCAGTTAGTGGGATTGGTTTTGTATCAGGTTTCGATATAGTGTCAATGGTAACTATAATTCCTGATGTAACTTGCCTAATCTCTCCGTTTACCTCAATGTAATTCCCAATCCTTAATTCGCTTGCTTTCATGTTGTTTTATTTTTTACGTGAATAAATCTTTTGTAGGTTTCTGTTAATTCTCGAATCTATCGCGTCTGCTTGGAGGAACTTGTAAACTACCCCTGCTTGCCATTCTAATATCTCATCTGGGTGCTTCTGAAATTTCTCACTCATTTTTTTAACTGTGTAAAAAGAACCTAGTTTAGTCAAGTCCTCAACACCTGCTTCTAGTTCTTCTTTAGTCGGTTCATACTCATACAATTCAGGAAAAGACTTTACAAAGCTATCTATCTTTTCAAGCAAAGATAACCCTTTACCCAAACATTCCAAACATGGCTGATTAGAAATATCTTCACCGTAGTAAATATCTACAATCTTACCCAACGCTAACAACGGCTTGCCTTTTAAATGTGTCTTTGCTAATTCCAATTTCCCATACGTTTCTTTGGCTATGCTTAACTCGTCTTTGTAATCCTTAACGAATAATAAGCAGTTCTCGTATTCCTCCATAAACGCAACTGAATCGCAAATAAAGGACATTTGCGGAAGTGTAAGGGTATTTATAACGCTAAAAGGAATACCGCTAAACTTTGAAACCTTTTCAAGTAAAGGCAACTCGCAAGACTTGACCACTTCGCATAATTCGGAATACGTGAACTCTTTCCACGTTTGCTTTATTGAGTAGTCTTTATCGTTAATCTTTATTGTCATATTACATCGCGTCTCGCCAACTTCTACCAAACTTTCTAGGCATAACCTTTACTCCGTCCTCCCCTAAACATTCCATTGCTACATACCTAAGCGCGTCCCAAAAGTGATTATCTCGGTCTATTGGTGTGTTAATGAAAGATGAAGTTGCCCTGTCAAACCTCCATGTGTAATTCTCCGCTTCTTTCTTAGCGTTCACGCTGCTTTCAGTAATGTTTATTTTGAACCTCTTTAAAATGTCAATTCCGATGTTCACACTACCGCCGCCCTTAGTTACCCCGATAATATTCCATCCTAACCGCCTCAATTCAGCTATGCTCTTTTGCTCGGCACTATCCGCGACAATTAAACTCGATTTGTTCCTAACGTGCTTTTCTAAATGCAAACTAATATCGGAGTTAGTTAGCCCCGTCTCACATACTAATTCATCAGCGTAAATACACCCGTCCGCTTTTGCCACACCCACCAACACAGTCGGGTCATTCGTAAACCCAAAGTCAAGCCCATACCATTTAGGTTCTGGCATTTCTTTTACAAAGGATACGTTTGTAAAAACCAAACCCTCAACAACAGACCTTAAACCTAACCCGTAAATCTTCCATTTATTCTCGTCTGCCGTTCCGCTTAAAATATTTGCCTCCGTTGGTTCATAACTTATTATCTTATCAATTACCGCTTGTGGCGCAAACGGGTTATCCATTACAGTCGAATGATGATACTTCGCGTCTTGACGTGAAAGAACGCTGTCATAAATCCAATGCTTTGTCCTTGACGGGTTATAGTCTAATATGCAATATTCAGTAGTTCGCATTTCGAGCTGGTCGAAGTCATCCTTTGTGGCCTCGATAGCTTCGTTTATCCAAAACAAGTCTTGCTTCCGTCCGTGTAGCTTTTGCGGTTCGTCTAGGCCAAAGAACGCAACCTCACACCCAAATAAAGTATAGCGCATTTCCGACCTGTGAAAATCATTGTCATAGTATAAATCGTAACTCCTTAGAATGTCTATAAAGTCATTTAGAACAGTTGCTTTTAACCATGTCAATTTTTGCCTTGCAATCGTTGCCCGTTTGAACTCGCCCCGACTTTGCGCGTCCTGACAGTAAAGGATAATGTATTGGAGAATGGAATAGGTTTTACTACTACGTGAACCGCCCTCAAGAACCCTAACCCGTTTAGGGTTTTGCATTAGCCATTCTAAAATCGGAGTTGCGGTTAGTTTCATTAGTTATTGCCGTAAACATAAAAAGGTTCGTTCTTCTTTTCAGAACTTACCTCCAAAAACCTGTGCTTGAAAAAATGAATTTCTTCAAACAACAAAGGGTTTACCGATACTATCCAATAAGGGTTAGTTATTCCTTTTAGCAGTATCGCGCCCCGTCCGTTGTCGCCCCTTACTTCATAGCTTTCACCCAACTTTGGGAAGTTGTAATTCGCCCCCATCAACTTAATGAAGTCGCTGAAGTCGTCATCAATACAGATTACTTTTCGCATTTCAATTTAAAGCCTCTAAATTCGTCTTTTTTGTAAAGAAAGATAATTAGTTCCAATGCTGCACGATTCACCTTTAATTCGCCTTTGGTTATGCCCTGTCGGTTTCTTTCGTCAATCATTGCGTTTAGCTGTGCGATTATTAGCTTGTCTTTATTGAGCATTCTTCACTATTTCAATTTCAGTAAAGCCTTTGACGGTGGCCTCGAC